TTACATATGACCGCTGGTCGCAAAACTGGTATTAGGCTTTATTAAGATTATTGTCTAAACTATAAACAAACTATGGAGTCGAAAAGTGTACTCAGGGTATAACCATTACAACAGACAGACAGCAACAAGTGGCACTGAGATAAATGACCCTAATAGTAATTGGTACCAACAAGAACCCCATTGGATGTTGATTGAAGATTTGTTAGGCGGTACATATCAGATGAGGGCAAAGCATAGAAAATATCTTATGCAAGAACCTAGAGAATTAGATGAGAGTTATGACAATAGATTAGCTCGTTCTGTTTGTCCACCTTACTTCTTAAGATTAGAAAGAATGTTGGCTGGTATGTTAACTCGTAAACCAGTAAGGCTAAGTGATACCGCAGACGATATTAGAGAGATGTTATTTGATGTTGACTTGCAGGGAAATGATCTCAATGTCTGGACTTATGAGACTGCTCGCAAGATGGTTCGTTATGGTCATATCGGAGTATTGGTAGATGCACCAGCAACAGGATCTAATGCAAGACCATACTGGGTTAGTTATACACCAAGAGATATTCTTGGCTGGCGAACAGATATGGTAGATGGTTCTTTACAATTTACTCAGTTAAGACTTCTAGAAAAGGTATCAGAGCCAGATGGTCTTTATGGAGAAAAGATTGTTGAGCAAGTAAGGTTATTAACCCCCGGCAATTTTGAAATACATAGAAAAGCTAAGACAGGAAAATTTGTAAAGGTAGATGAAGGTACCATGCCTTTGGATAAAATTCCTTTTTCTGTTGCTTATTCCAACAGAGTTAATCTTTTAGAATCAAGACCACCAATGGCTGATATTGCAGAATTAAATTTAAAAGCATACCAAATACAATCTGATCTTGATAACCAATTACATATATCCGCAGTACCAATGCTTGCCTTTTATGGCTTTCCACAAAATGCTGAAGAGGTTAGTGCTGGACCCGGAGAGGCTATTGCATTTCCAGCAGATGGTCGGGCTGAATATATAGAACCAGATGGTAAGAGTTATGATGCTCAGTTTAGAAGATTAGACAGATTAGAAAGCCAGATAAATGAATTAGGTCTTGCGGCAGTACTCGGACAAAAGTTATCAGCAGAAACAGCAGAAGCAAAACGTATTGATAGATCGCAAGGCGATTCGACAATGATGGTAGTAGCCCAACAGATGCAAGACATGATTGATAACTGTCTTATGTACCATGGCCAGTACCTTAACTCAGAAGCTGGTAGTTGTTTTGTTAATAGAGACTTCCTATCACAAAGATTAGAGCCATTAGAAATACAAGCACTACTTACTTTATACACTTCTGGATCTATTACTCAGAAAACATTACTTGATCAACTTACTGAGGGCGAGGTTCTTGGAGATGAGTTTGACGTTGAGGAAGAATTAGAAGCAACACAAAATGGTGGTCTTATTGAAATGGCGCAACCAAAAGAAGAGGTAGAACCCGAAGAGCCTGAAGAGAGTGCAGAGCCAGAACAAGATGCTGCATAAAAAAAACCCGCCTCAGGAAAGCGAGTTTATGTTTTGTTGTCTCAAAACTATAATATCTTTATTGTAAGTAATGTCAACACCTGAAACTTTTTACAGAGAGGCGATTGACTTGAACCGCTACAGCAACCAAGTTGCTCGTAGAATTATTACGAATTACAACAATGTAATTTTAGATTTAACGAATAAATTAGCAACTATTGACGAAGTAACAGCACCAGCAACAGTCGCAAGAATAAGGTCAATGCTTGTACAGATGAAAGAAAGTTTAGAAACTTGGTCTACAAGTAGTTCTGCTTTGATGGTTGATGAGCTACAAAGTTTAGCTGTATTTCAATCTGGTTTTATTGCTGATGAATTACAAAAAGTTTTACCAGTAGGTGCTGTAAATGTAAATACGGTACAAGTCTCACCAGACTTTGCAAGAAGTATTGTTATGACTGATCCTACAGAAGTAAATATATTAACCCTACCAAATAATTTAGAACCAACTGTACAAAGAACATTTAACCTTACTGCTGCTAAAGGTTCTGCTATTACATTACCTAGTGGCGAAGTTGTATCAAAAGCATTTCGTGGTATTTCTACAAAACAAGCGGAACTAATATCAAGTCAAATTCGTATTGGTATTACAGAAGGTGAATCTATACCAAAGATCGCAAAAAGATTAAGAGGTCGTTTGCAGTTTGGTCGTAATCAAGAGATGACTGCCAAGGCTCAAAGGTTAGCGGCTGGCGATGGGATGAAGTTAGCCAACACGCAAGTTATGACTATTGTTAGGACTTCTGTTAACCAAGTACAAAATGCGGTAAGTCAAGCTTCCTATGCTTCTAATGGCAATGTTACCCAAAGGTATGAATATGTCGCAACTTTAGATGCAAGAACAAGTACCATCTGTGGAAACTTAGATGGACGAACTTTTAAATATAATGAAGGACCATTACCACCACAGCATTTTAATTGTAGGTCTACCACTGTTCCTATTATTGATGATGAGGATTTAAGGCGTAAGTTCCCTGATACCAGACCAAGTGCAACTGGTAGAGTTCCGCAGAATACTAATTATGCAACGTGGTTAAAAGATAATCCTTCAATACAAGAGAAAGCACTGGGAAACAAAAAAAGATTTTTTAATTATCTAATTGATAAAAAAAGAAAGAGTCCAAGAGAGGCTTTACGGTTAATTATTAAAGATGATGGAACAGAGCTTAGTTTAAAAAATCTAATTGAAAAATACCCTAAGGCATAAAAACAGTTATTATTAATGTAGTTGCTTTAAAACTATGCCAATGGGTAAAGGAACTTATGGTTCCAAAGTAGGCAGACCGCCTAAAAAGAAAAAGAAAGTAAAAAAAGGTGGTAAAAAGTGATGGCGAAAACATTAGCAGAAAGGTTGTCTGAAGCAAAACAGGCGGCCCAAACTTGTAAACCGAAAAAAAATGCGAAAGCTAAGAAAGGTTCCTAAGGATAAAAAAACAGGTATTGCAAAAAAATACTTGTCGGGTACAAAGAATAGATCGGCAAAGGCCGCTGAAATAAAAAAAACAGCAGCACTATATAAAAAAGGTGCTTTTATTGATATAAAAGCTGTACAAAAATCAAGGGTTGCCCAAGATGTCACAAAAAAGCAGAAGAAAACCACTAAACGCCGCAACAAAAAATAGTCTTAAGAAAAAGGCTGAAGGCACTAAGTTTAAATATGGTGAGCTTGCAAAAGTTTACAGAAAAGGTCAAGGTGCTTATTTGTCTGGCGGCTCAAGAAATGTACCAATGGCAGCTTGGGCTATGGGTAGAGTTAACAGTTATATGAGAGGAGATAAAGCAAGAACGGTTGATATGGCTATCTATAGGAGTTATAGAAAATAATGGCTATTGAAAGAGGTGGACATACATTTGCTGGTGTTGATAAACCAATCAGAACACCTAGTCATAAAAGTGGTAAGAGTCATGCTGTTGTTATAAAGCAAGGAGATGGATTTAAATTAATACGTTTTGGTATGCAAGGTGCAAAGACTAAGCCACCAAGAAAAGGCGAGTCAGATGCTGATAAAGCAAAGCGAAAATCTTTTAAAGCTAGACACGCAAAAAATATTGCTAAAGGTAAAACAAGTGCAGCATATTGGGCTGATAAGGTTAAATGGTAGATTATCTGATATATTAAAAAAAAAGTTACGCTTTATTTATGTCAGAAGAAAACGAAACAGTGGCTACGCCACCTGTTAACCCTAACGAACTTGAACAGCTAAAAGAATCAGTCAAGAAGTTAGAGCAAAAGAACTACGAACTAATAGGTAAGTTAAAAAATCAAAAAGAAGAAAAGGTTGTTCCAGAAGACTATGATGCTTTGTTAGCATTTAAACAAAAAATAGATCAAGAAAAATTAGAGAGTGAAGGAAAGTATACAGAAGCAACGCAAGCTTTAGAACAACAGTATAGAGATCGTTCTGCTGAAGATAAAAAAAAGATAGAAACTTTAGAATCAAGAAACAAAGAACTGGAACTAATAACACCAGCAATACAAGCTTTATCTGAAATAACACACGATCCAGAGTTGGTCTTGAATAATTTAGTACCTAAAGACCAGATACAAATTAAAGATGGTCAGCCTGTTGTTGTTGATGGGTATGAGCAACTACCAGTAGCAGAATATGTATCTCTC